TTCCAGTCGCCCTCATTGGCGGTGACGAAGCGGTCATTGTCGAGCCAGCGCACGGCGTCGGGCTCGCGCGGGACGCCCTTCAGCTCCTCGGTCGGCCTGATCTCTCCGTCGCGGGTCCTGTCGACGTTCCTGAGGTCGACCGTACCGGCCGGGAAATGCGTCACCACCTTGCCGCTCTGTGAAACGAACAATCACATGGCAATGAGGCGGGATTAACCGGGACTATCCGGGATCAGGCGGAAAGCGGCGGCACTGCAAGCACTTAGGCGGGGCGCGGCGCGGCCTTTATTGCCATTTGATCCTTCGCAGTTTTGGCGGCCGGAAATCCCGAAAGCCAGAAGGCCAGAAATCGGGCCTGCCGCTAACCCGTTGAAATCCCGTCGCGGCACCTCCCGGAACTGTCACGATTTGCCCCGGTTGTGCAGGCCGGCATGACAGTTTCGAAAAACCTCGCGTTTTCAAGCGCGTGGCGCGGAAGAAGGGGCATGATGCCCGTTCCCGAACTGTCATGCTGAATCAGCGTTGCCGGAAGCGCCCCACCGCCCGCCGCGCCAGATCGTCTTCGTCCTCGGCCACCAGCGCATAGCTCGCCACGAGGTAGGCCATGCGAGCACGTTCGAGCTCGTGCTTCTCCTCCGGAACCGACGGCGCCACCTGCGCCCATGCCGCTTCGAGTGCGGCCTGCGCCCGCGCCACATCTGCTGGATCACTGAATGTCGAGAACGGAATTTTCCAGGCCTCCTTGAACGGCCTGGTTGTATCAACCGGTTTTCCGCCCGTCACGATCTCCATGGCGTAAAGCGACGCTCTGGCGCGGCGCGCGAGTTCCTTGCTGCTGGGCTGGTCGAGGGCAAGGCCATAGGCGCCGACAGCCTTGTCGACGCGATGGCCGCCGCAGTCCATGGCGAAGGCGTCGGCGGTCCGGGCATCGAGGAAGCACCAGCTCATGCGGCCGCCCTTGGCCGTCGTCACATGATCGAACCAGGCAGCCCAGCGGTACATGATTGCGGCGCCGGCATGGAGGCCACCCAGCGGCACGACGATCTCGACCTGGAAGGGATGAGAGCGGTCGCGCTGCTTGTCGGTGATCTCGCCCTTGCGCCTGGTCACGGCCAGCCGCCCCAGAGGTGGCGGACGACCAGGCCGGTGATGAAAGCCAACAGCAGAATGAACCCGGTCCGGCGATGCTGACGGGTTCTCAGGTCGTGCTCGACCCGCGTCTTGTCGATGCGATCTGGTTCGTCCCCGCTATTCACCACCGCCTCCGCTCCTGACTCCTGGTGTCACGCATCGCTCTTGAGAACAGAACAAGAACAAGCTTCCATGGCAATGCCCCAGCGGCACTGGGGCGTCAACAGGAGAGAGAGCCATGAGTAAGGCCAAGCGAGAAACCGTCGCCCACCTCACCTATTTCGTCGTTCAGGCCTACAAGGCCGTCAATGGAAGGGGGAAGATATCCGCCGACGAGCCGATTCCGGCCCGCGATCACGACCATGCCATGCGGATGGTCGAGCGTTTCAGGCAGACCCGCGCCGGCGTCGTGGCCTTCCGGCGCACCGGCGACCCCACGACGGGCGACTGGGAGGACGCGGTCATCATCGCCCGCCACGGCACCCTTCCGGCCGAGGTCGACGGCCTGGCCGATGTCAGCGACGCGGATTTCGAGAGCTGGGACCTCTCGGAACATGATTTGAAGGTCGCTTAAAGCCTTACGGAAACTTGAATCCCGTCGCGAGCGGCCGCCGGTAGATCTGGCCCATCAGCTCGCCCGCCATCAGCGCCGCCGCGGCCTTTCCAGCAGGAGGGAGGCGGCGGCACGCGAATTCGAGGTTAAAGCGATCAGAATCGTCGATCTCTTTCGAACGTGAGTTCACGATGACAGCGCGCCAGGCGCAAGCCGCTATCCAGTTTCGCGTCACCCCATGATCGGGATGCGATTCCCGATCCTCCAGCATATAGGCGACGTTCCGCTGGCTGGTGTATCGCCTCTTGAAGGCGCTTCTGTACTCGTCGATGAACTGCTTCTGATACTCTTTGCAATCGGCCCCGGCACTGCATGGAGCCAGAAGAGCTTGCACGTCCCTCGGATCGGCGAAGACGCACTGTGTCATGGCCACAATGGTGGCCGCCGCGAGCAAGCATCGCATCATATCTTTCCCCCCGCCCAGACGATCTTTCCCGCGATCCGCAGCGCTTCGGCCTCCGGCGCGGCTAGCGTCTCCGATTCATAGCGCTCATTGTCGCTGATCAGCACGATCTTGCCTTCCCAGCCGCGCGCGATCCGTTTGATCCGCACGTCGTTGCCGTCGATCAGCGCGTAGACGCCGTCGATCCGCGGCACCTGGAAGCGGATATCGGCGAGGCAGATCGCGCCGTCGAGGATCGTCGGCTCCATGCTGTCGCCGCGGGCGCCGAGGAAGCGGGCATGCCGTTCCTGCAGGCCGAGCTCCTCGAGCCAGCGTTTCGGGAACGGCAGGTGATCGATCGCCAGCGGAAACGGGTTCTCGATCCCGGGACCGGCCGAGGCGATCACGTCGAGCAGGGGAATCGAGGCGACCTCGTCATCGTCGTTGGCGATTGATGTGATGAGCTGAGTCTGAATCCCCGCCAAAAGTGGTCCGATACCCTCGCCAAAAATGATGGAATCGCTGCTCACCCCGCAGGCGCGCGCGATCTCGCCCAGGCGAGTGGCCGGCGGCGCCGATTGATTGCGGCAATAGCGATCAATGGAGCTCAACGGGATGCCCGTTCTCTCCGATATGACCGCCCGCCCGCCAGCCCGCTCAATCGCGGACTGCAGCCTGCCCGCCAAATCTGCGTCATCGATCGCCAGAGTCGCGCCTCATCAAATTCAAATCGTCAGAAGTGACTTGACATATATCGTCACATCTGCTGATCTCGTCACAAGTGCCGTCTGAATGTGTGGTTAACACGTCAGATCAGGCATAGCGAGACAGGACACCCATGGCGAGCAATTGGACGAAGCAGGCCATCATTTTCGCGTTACGCGAGAAGGGCATTACCGCCGCGGAACTGGCGAGGCAGAACAATCTCAGCCGCTTCACCGTCTATGGCGGCATGGAGCGCCCGGCGCCGAAGGTCCAGGACCTCATTTCTGCCGCGCTTGGCGTTCCACGCCAGCAGATCTGGCCTCAGTTCTACGACACGCAAGGCAACCGCATCGGCCTTATCGGCGCATCGAGGGCGGCCTGATGCGCGACTTCCTAGACGTGACGTCCTCGCAGCCACTTCCCGGCCACGAAATCGACATCGAGATCGCCGCGATCGACGTCGTCGACCGGCTGCGCATCGTCGATCGGGCCTATGTCGAGATGCTGGCGGCCTCGATTTCCGAGACGTACCTGCATCAGCCGATCGCCGTGGCCTCGACGCCCGGCGCCGGCAACCGTTACGTCCTCGTCGACGGCGAGAACCGGCTCGAAGCCTTCAAGCTGCTCGGCCGCATCACGATCCCGGCTCGCATTCGTGACCTGACCGAGGTCGAGCGGCGCAAGCACGAGATTCACGCCAACCTGATCCGCAACGAGCTCACCGCTCTCGATCGCACCATCTTCGTGGGCGAGCTCGCCGGGATCTTCAGCGACGAGAACGTCGATGCCCGCAACGGCGGCGATCGGAAATCGAAGAAATGGCGCGAGAAAAATCAGTTGGCCAACTTGGCCAACTGGTCGTCGTTCTCGAAGGAGGCTGCCCGCCGCACCGGACTGGCCGAGCGCTCGATCCGCCGCACCCGCGAGCTCTTTGCCAAGCTCTCTCCAGACGCCATCACGCTGATCCGCGGCACGAAGGTCGCCGACAACCAGGCGCAGCTTCAGGCTTTGGCCGAGATGGAGCCGGAGCAGCAGAAGACGGTCGCCGGGCTGATCGCGGCCAATGCGGCCGGCAACATCGCCAAGGCCCGCGTCATCGCCGGCTTCGTTCCGGAAGGCGGCGCTGTGCGAGAGCCGGAGCGCTTTCTCACCAGGATCGAGCCGATGCTGCCGCGCATGTCCGCGCTCGACCTCGAAACGCTGATCGAGATGGCGAAGGCCGAGCTTTCTGGCCGTCTCAAGCCGGCCAAGCCCGCCCGCGTCAAGAAGGGCGATGTCGCGTGAAGCTCTGGCTGACCTCCTCCGAAATCGCCGATCTCGTGCTGCCCGGCATGCCCACGACGCGACAAAACGTCGTGGAACTTGCCAAGCGCGAGGACTGGGCCCGCTTCTCGGCGCTCTGCCGCCAGCGCGCCGGTCGCGGAGGCGGGCTGGAGTATCATGTCAATCTCCTGCCGGTCGCCGCGCGCACCGCCTATTACGGCGCGAGCGCCCCGGAACCGACCGCCGGCGAGGCGCTGCAGGCGGCGCCGGAGCCCGCGCCCGGCACCACCGGCAAGGCCGTTTTGCAACTGGACGCACGTTTGGCCGTGCTCGCGGCGATGAAGGCCTTCATCCGGGCCTCCGAGCTGAAGCAGACGCTGGCGATCAGCTATTTCGTCGACCTCTACAATCTCGGCAAGGTCGACGTTCCGGACTGGGCGGCGCGTCTGCTGCCGCGGCTCGCCACCCGCACTGTCCAGCGCTGGCTGTCGGCCTCCCGTGAGGGCGAGACGGAGCGGCTGGCCGTCGACAAGGGCGCGGCGCGCCGCGGTCAGGGCGTGCTCGACAGCGCCTTCGACGGCGAGATCAAGCATTTCGCGCTCGGCGTCCATTCCTTCAACGAGCTCTACTCCGCTCGGCAGGTGCACGAGACGGTGCAGCAGGAGTTCGGCGCGCGTCTCGCCGCCGCCGGCCTGCAATTGCCCGGCCTGCGCGCCTTCGAGATCCGCTTCGGCGCCTGGAAGCAGGAATATGCGGCCGGGCTGCTGCGGATGATGGATCCGGACGGGTTCCGCTCGAAGATGCGGGTCTCGGGCTCCTACGCCTATCTGGCGCCGCACCTGAACGCCTTCTGGCAGATCGACGCCTCGCCGGTCGACGCGCTTTGCGTCGACGGCCGTCATTCCATCTATGTCTGCATCGACGTCTGGTCGCGCCGCCTCATCCTGTTCATCTCGAAGACGCCGCGCGCCGAGGCCGTGCAGTTGCTCATGCGCAAGGCGATCCTCGCGTGGGGCGTGCCGGACGCGGTGAAGACCGATAACGGCTCGGATTTCGTGGCGCGCGCCACCGTGCGCCTCTTCGCCAAGCTGCAGATCGAGGCGATCCGCTCGGATGCCTTCAGCCCGCACCAGAAGGGTTATGTCGAGCGCCATATCCGCACCTTCCAGAGCGACTGCGCGACGATGCTGCCGGGCTTCATCGGCCACAGCGTCGCCCATCGCAAGCGGATCGAGGGCCGGAAAGCCTTCTCGGCCCGGCTCGGCCAGACCGAGAACGACGCCTTCAACGTCTCCATGACAGGCGAGGAGCTGCAGCAGCTCGTCGACCAGTGGGCGGAGACGATCTACGCCCAGCGCGAGCATGGCGGCCTCGGCAAGATTTCGCCTTTCGCCCGCGCCGCCTCGTCCCGCCACCCGATCCGCACCGTCGACGCCGATGCGCTCGCGACCCTGCTGATGCAGGCGCCCGCCGGCGACGGCTATCGCACGGTCGGCAAGAACGGCGTCCGGATCGGCGAGTTCCACTACCTGGCGCCCGGCGTCCTGGTCGGCACCCGCGTCTTCGTCGCCCTCGATCCGGCCGACAAGGGCACGGTCTGGCTCTTCGCCGATGACAGCCGGGCCGAGCTCATGGGCCGCGCCACCAATGCCGAGCTCGCCGGCGTCGATCCGGCCCAGCTCCTGGCCGAAACCCGCGCCGCGCAGAAGCGGATCATCGACGAGCAGACCGACGCGATCCGGAAACAGACCAAGCGCCGGGTCACCGAACGCACGGTTCTGGAGAACCGTCTCGCGCTCGCCGCCCAGGAGAGCGGCAACCTCGTCGCCTTCCCGCCACGCAGCGAAATCCACACTACCCCGGCGCTCGACGTCGGCATTGAGGTCGCGGCTATGCGCCGGGGCGATGCGCCGGAGAGCAGGCCGCTCTCGGCCGCCGACGCGCGCATCCTCGCCGAGATCGAGGCGGAAGCCGCCGCGCCGACCGGGAAGGCTTCGAACGTCCGCCCCCTTCGCGATCGCGAGACGCCGCAGCAGCGCTACCGGCGCTGGCTCGCCCTGCATGAGCGGCTGGAGAGCGGCGAGCCGATCACCCCGGAGGAAGCCTCGTTCTACGGCGGCTTCGCCAATAGCCCGGACAAGCGGGCTCTGGACGGCATGTACGCGGAATTCGGCGAGGCGGCGTTGCTCTGAGCCTGGCCAAAAAAGAGCCCCGGCGAACCGGGGCTGATCAAGTGAATGCGAGGTCAAGGATGAACATGATCGTGTCAAATGACAAGCCTGATGCCTTCACGCGCCCTGCAACGCTGGCGCCGCTGAAGAACGTTGCGGCGATGATGGGGCTCATCGAGCGCCTGAGAAGCCGCGGTGCCCATATGCCGGGCTTCGGCGTGGTGCATGGGCCTTCCGGCTACGGCAAGACCTATGCGGCCATCTTCGGCCAGAACAAGACGCGCGGTCCGCGTATCGAGATCGGTGATAGCTGGACCAAGAAGACGATGGTCTGCGCGATCCTGAAGGAGCTCGGCGTGCGCGAGCCCCACGGCACCGTCGCGACGCTGACCGAGCAGGTCATCATCCGCCTGGCCGAGCCCGAGCACCCGCCGCTCTTCGTCGACGAGGCCGACAAGCTCGTCGACAAGGGCATGGTCGAGCTCATGCGCGAGATCCAGGAGGGTGCGCAGATCCCGGTCATCCTGATCGGCGAGGAACTGCTGCCGCAGAAGCTTGCGAAGATCGAGCGCGTCCACAATCGCGTGCTGGACTGGGTGCCCGCCCAGCCTGTCGACATCGAGGACGTGCGCAAGCTCGCGCATCTCTTCTGCCCGGGCATCACGATCGAAGACGCCGTTCTCGACGAGATGCGCCGCGTCTCGGACGGTCGCGCCCGTCGCGTGGTGACGAACCTGTTCCGCGTCCGCGAATTTGCGATGAGCCGCGGCCTGACCGAGCTGAAAGCCGGCGGCCTGCTGCCGGAGCTCTACACCGGCACTCCGCCCATGCGCAGCCGGAGGGTCGCGTGATGGTCGGCAGCCAGTATCAGCAGATCTGGCGGATGATGGGCGTCCTGCAGAGCCATTTCGGCGAGTTCGGCGAACGCGCACTCGCTGACATCCTCGGGCATGAGCTCCAGCGCGATATCAAGGGCTATCTCGGCTTCCTCGCCAACGAGAAAATCATCGCGCGGCGTGGCGCCGGCACCGGCATCGCGACCCGCTACGGCATCGTCGTCTTTGGCGAGGCGCCGCCGCATCGTCGCGGCTATGCCGGCGGTGGCGATCGTCAGCACGCGATCTGGAACGCCATCCGGTCGCTGCGCACCTTCTCCTCCGTCGAGCTGGCGGTAGCGTCCTCGACCGAGGAGATGCCGGTCTCGCAAGTTGCGGCGCTCGATTACGTCAACGGCCTCGCTCGCGCCGGCTACGTCCGCGCCAAGGGCACCGCGCCCCGCTCCCGCACCCGGCTCTACGCTCTCGTCCCCGCTCGCAACACCGGGCCGCGGGCGCCGGCGGTCGATCGCGGGACGGCGGCCAGCTTCGACTTCAACCTGATGCAGGTCGTTAACCTTAACGATCCCTCGCGGAGGGCTGCATGAGCGCTCCTCGCAACGACCAGATCGCGAAGGCTCAGGCGGCGTGGGGGGAGGCCATTCCCGCCGAAGTGCTGATCCTCGCCGAGGCCTGCAAGGCGCGGACCTCCCGCGCGGTCGCCCAGCAGCTCGGCTACTCCGACGCCGTCATCAGCCATGTCCTCGCGAACAAGTATCCGGGCGATCTGCCCAAAGTCTTCGTCAAGATCCGCGGCGCGCTGATGGGCGAGACCGTCATGTGCCCGATCCTCGACGAGATAGGCCGCGACCGCTGCCTGACCGAGCAGGCCAAGCCCTTCGCCGCCACCAACTCGACCCGCGCACGGCTTTTCCACGCCTGCCGCACCTGTCCAAACCGCCAGCAGAAGGATGCCGCCTGATGCTCTTTCAATCCGCCTTCAAGCTCGTTTGCGTCGTCTGCGCCATGCTCGGCCCCTTCGCCGGCGGCATCCTCTACCACTATGTCCGCGAGCCGGAGATCTACGCGCTCTTCCTGGTCGGCAGCATCCTGCTCGGCTTCGCCGGCCTCTGCGGTTTCGCCTCGACCGAGCGCTACGAGCGTCGCCGGCACCACATCGCCCGTTTCGGCCGGGAGCTCTGACCATGGCGGCGAGCTCTCTTCCCATCGATCTGCGGCGCCTGGCGAACCATGCCCGCATCTGCGCCGTCCGCGGTCACGGCATGTCGCCGGAGGAATGCGGCCGCGTCGCGCTGCTGCTCGATGTCGCCGTGAAGGAGGCCGACCTGGTCGTCGGCCAGGCCGAGCTGATGCCCGAGCTCGAAGACGAGCTCCATGCCGTCGCCAAGGATCTCGACAGCGTTGTGCCGTCGCCGATCGGCGACGGTTACCAGGCTGCGCTGCGCGAGCAGCAGCGTGAAATCCAGCGCAAGCTGGATGGCGACGGGCCGGTGCATGTCTCGCGTCCCGGTCTCGCCGCCCTCGCCATGCCGATCGGCGGCACGAATGTCGTGGTCATGCCGATCGCGCCGCGGCCGCGGCCGCTCGGCGGCGGAGACGCGGCATGAGCGACCGTCACGTTACCGTCGACATGATCGTCGAGGCGGTCTGCGCCACGACCGGCTGCTCCCGGCTCGACATCGTCTCGGATCGCCGCGCCGGCGATCTGGCGGCAGCGCGCTATGCGGTCTTCTGGCTCGCCTGCAAGCTCACCACTCTGTCGGCCACGGCTGTGGGGCGACTGATCGGCGATCGGGACCACACGACCGTGCTCGTCGGCCTGCGCCGCGCCGAAGAGCTGCGCGCCGCCGATCCGGTCTTTCGTGCGGCGACGGATGCACTCCTGCACGCGCTCTTTGCGGTGGAGCGCGTCGGTGTCCTGCGCCTGGCCGAAGCCGCCGATCCGATCGCGACCGCCCGCCGCGTCCTGGCCGCGCCGGAGCGCGAGGCCGTGCGCGTCGGCGTCGCCGAGATCATCGCGCTTTGCCGCTTCGTCGCCGCCAGCGTCGAACCGGCCCCATCCGCTTCCCCCGACATGGAGAATTCCGATGCAGGTTGAGACAGATACTGCGCGCCTGGAGCGCGGCCGCATGCTCTACCAGGCGATGCGCGAGCACCAACGCCTGCCGTCGCCGGGGCCGTCCTGGCGCGACCTGGACCGCGAGACCGCAGACGACTGGGCCGATGTCGCCGAGCGCGTCTTCGTCGAGGCCGGCCTGACCGCCCTGGCAGAGGACGTGCTGGACGAAAGGGCGGCGATGAAGGCGGGCGTCGTCGAAATCGACGGTGAGAAATTCATGCGCGATGCCCGGCGCAACCTGATGGCGTACGGGACGATCAAGGCGCAGCGTGTTCTCGAAGACGAGATGGTGCGCAAGGTGATGTTCTTCGCCCGCGACCTCTCCGATCAGATCAAGCGCTTCAAGGGCCACACCTTCGAGGATCTGGCGGCCTTCCAGTCGCTGCTGGAGCAGCAGTACGGGGTTCCGCCCAGCACGGGAAAGGGCAACTGCAGCTACACCTCCTTCGACGACACGATGAAGGTCGAGGTGAAGATTGCCGACCAGATCGCCTTCGGGCCGGAGCTCCAGGCGGCCAAGCGCCTGGTCGACGAATGCCTGAAGGAATGGGGGGCCGATAGTCACGAGGCGCTCCGCTCGCTGGTGAACCGCGTCTTCAGCGTCGAGAAAGAAGGCCAGATCAACCGCGGCGAGCTGTTCTCGATGCTCGCCATGGAGATCGCGGACGAGCGCTGGCAGCGCGCCATGGATGCGATCCGCGACTCGATCCGCGTGATCGGCACCAAAGCCTATCTCCGATTCCGGATCCGCGACGAGGACGGGGCTTGGTCGACGGTGACGATCGACCTTGCGGCCGCGTGAGGTGCGCGATGGCTGAATTCGACCCTCAGAAGGCCATCGAGGATACCAACCTCCTCGTAGGTGGTTGCGCAGCGTCCGCCGCGCGCATGATCGAGACACTTCAGCGTAGCTATCCGCCCTCGGTCGCGCTGACGATCGCAGTTGATGCCTTCATGTCGACGGCGGTTGGTCTGTTCCAGACCGCGCAGGCACAGGGCTTCGTCGCGGACGCAAACCAGGCGGCGCGTCGCCGGCTCGAATACACTCTCTCGCTGCCTAGACATGTCCGCGAGCGTCAGTCGGATGGCTCGTATGGGCCGGGCCATCCGGTCAATTGAGGAGGCCGGCCGATGAGCATCCTCCTCTCCAAGGCCGTCTCCGGCCAGTGCCGCTGGATCGTCTGCGATGCCGTCGAGGGCAGCCGCGATCTGTTCGGCGGTCGGCGCGTCTGCGGCGCCGCCGTCTCCTGGCCGACCAGCTACTGCCTCGGTCATCGCCTCGCCGTCTACCAGCGCACCGAGGGCGTGTCGGCGCCGCCGCAGGAATTCGCGGTGATGCGCCGCCAGCCCGAGCCCGAAACCCTTCCCGAACTGACGGAGATCTTCGGATGAGGCCGATCAGCATTGCGGACTTCGCCGCCGTCATCCCGGCGACGGATCTCGGTCCCGCCTCCCAACAGCAGTGGATCGAGATCGAGCAGCTCGTGGTCGATCCACAATACCAGCGCGAGATCCTCGGCGCCGGCCGGCGCAACATCGCCTCGATCGCCGGCAATTTCCGGTGGAGCCACTTCGCGCCAGTAATCGTGGCTCCGATCGAGGGCGGCCGCTATGCCATCGTCGACGGACAGCACCGCACGACCGCCGCGGCGATCGTCGGCATCAAGAGTGTACCTTGCCTCGTGATCCTTGCCGATCGCGCCGAGCAGGCTCGCGCATTCAAGGCGGTCAATGCCCAAACGACCCGGATGCATCCCACCGCGATGTTCCGCGCCGCGGTGACCGCAGGCGATCCCGCAGCGCTCGCCGCCTTCGAGATGGCTGCGGCTGCCGAGGTCGTGATCTGCACGAAGCCTGTGAGCGCGCAGGACATGAAGGCGCGTCAGACGCTCGCCGTTCGGCAGCTTTCGAATATGGCCGCGCAGGATGCCTGCGGCACGCTCACCCTCCGACTCTGTGCCTTGAATTCGGAGGACGGCACCAATGTCCTGCGCGCCTCGATCATCCGCGCCGTCTTTGACTGCCTGATCGACCATCCGGAATGGCGTCGGGAGGCCAACGTGCTCGTCGGCGTGTTCGAGGAGCTCGATCTCGACGAGCAACTCGCCGAGGCATCGGCGAGAGCGGCCCGATCGCGCGGCCAGACGCCGAGCGAACAGCTCTATGTCTTTCTGGTAACGGCGCTTGAAAAAGCGTTCGCGCGTCGGAGGGTTGCATGACCCCGCGCGAGCGCCTGAAGGCCAAGATCGCCGCGTTGCAGGCGAAGACGCAGGCCGCCGGCTGCACCGAGGCCGAGGCAATGGCTGCGGCCGCGCTGGCGGCCAGGCTGATGGCCGAGCACGCGTTCGACCAGGCCGATATCGAGATGACGGAGGCGACGGCGCCGGACTCGTCGCTGCGGACCACGGCCCGCACCACCTGGCGGGACAAGGTGTCCGGCGCCTGTGCCTTCTACACCAATTGCGCCTGGATGATCGACGGCCCGAATCGTGTCGTGGTGTTCGTCGGCCGAGAGCCCGGTCCGGATATCGCGGCATACCTGCGCGATGTCTGCCTGCGCGCGGTGGAGAGGGCCTTGCGCGAGTTCAAGGAAACGCCCTTCTATACCCGCCGCCGCAAGCTCGCGACGCGCCGGGCGGCCGCCTCCGATTTCGTCGACGGCATGGTGGCGCGCCTGGTCATGCGCCTGGCCGAGCTCTTCAAGCCGATCCGGAACGAGGACGCACGCGCGGAAGCGGCCAACGCGCTGCGCCGCCGCTCGACCGGCAACATGACGGTCAAGATGGCGGACCGGAAGGAACGCTATTCCGCGGCGCGGGGCGCCGGCTGGCGCGCCGGCGCCGATGTCGGCCTGCATCATGGCGTCGGCGGTTCGGCCGTGCCGAAGCTGATCGGGAGCGGGTCATGACCGCGAAAGTCTCGCTCCGCCAGCAGATCGAGGCCGTCCGCTTCGCCGAGACGCGCCAGCGCCAGCTTTGCGGCGGCGGCACGGTGCGCGAGCTGCGCCGGCAGGCGGAGAGCGAATTCGACCTCGCGCGCCTTAACGCCGCGGCCCGCACGCTGGAATGGCTCGCCGAAAACGAGGTCGAGATCCGCAAGCTGCTGGAGATCCCGGCCGAGCGCCGGAACCTGCTGTGGGACAACATGGGTGCGGTCGCCGAGCTGCTCGACGGCAAGGCGGAGAAGCCGGCCGGCGACGAAAGCCAGCCATGAGGGTCCTGGTCGCCTGCGAACGCTCCGGCATCGTACGTCGCGCCTTCGAGGCCCGCGGGCATGATGCATGGTCGTGCGACCTCCTGCCGGCCGAGGACCGCAGTAACCGCCATATCGTCGGCGATGCCCGCCGGCTGCTGCGCGACGGCTGGGACCTGCTTATGGTCGCGCACCCGCCCTGCACCCGCCTGTGCAATTCCGGTGTGCGCTGGCTGATCACGCCGCCGCCCGGCCGGACCGAGGCCGAGATGTGGGCCGAGCTCGACGAGGCCGCGGCCCTGTTCTCCGACTTCTGGAATGCCCCGATCGAGCGGATCTGCGCCGAGAACCCGATCATGCACGGCTACGCGAAGGAGCGGATCGCCGGTTATCGGCCGCCGGCGCAGTTCGTGGAACCGTGGTGGTTCGGCGAGCCGTTCTTCAAGCGCTGCGGCCTGTATCTCCGCAACCTGCCGCTCCTGCGTCCGACGAACTGCCTCACGCCGCCGGCACCCCGCACCGAGGCGCACAAGGCCTGGTCGCGCATTCATCGCGCGTCGGGCTGGAACCCCGATCGCGCCCGCGATCGCAGCACCTTCTTCGTCGGCATCGCCGATGCCATGGCCACACAGTGGGGCGATCTGGACGGGCTCGCGCCGTTCCAGCGCGAGCTCTTCGAGGTGGCGGCATGACCTGGCCCTTCGGCAATCTCACGCCGCTGAAGTATGGCGCCATCCTCGTCGACCCGCCCTGGGCGTACGAGATGCGATCGGACAAGGGCTACGCAAAGAGCCCCGAGGCGCACTATGCCACCATGGGCGACAACGCCTTGAAGGCGCTCCCGGTCGACCAACTGGCCGGCGGCGACTGCCTGATGGTGATGTGGGCGGTCTGGCCCAAGCTGGACGCCGCGATCGCGCTCATGCGCGCCTGGGGCTTCGAGTACAAGACTGGCGGCTCCTGGACGAAGACGACAGCCAGCGGCAAGCGCACCTTCGGCACCGGCTACATCCTCCGCTCGACCACCGAACCGTTTCTGCTCGGCACTCTGGGCTCCCCGCGTGTCGGATCCCGCTCGGTCCGCAACCTCATAGAGGCCGAGCGCCGGGAGCATTCCCGCAAGCCGGACGAGATGCGCCGCATGATCGAGAAGCTGCGGCCGAATGCCTTCTGCTGCGAGCTCTTCGCCCGCGAGCCTTGGCCCGGTCATGAGGTGTGGGGCCTGGAAGCCGCAAAATTCGCGGAGGCGGCATGATCATGTCGCGCGCCGCTCATCCTGTGCCGGCCGTCGTTCCGCTTCTCGCCTGGCGCGAGCTGCAGGAGCTCGACGCGCTGAAGGCCGAGCGGCGTGCCCTCATCGGCAGGATCGAAGCCATGCGCCCCTGCTCGCATCGTCGCATCGTCCTGCAGTCGGATCTCGAACGGCTGACCGCACGCATCATCGCGGCCGAGATCGCCTTAAAGGGAGCCCGCCGATGAGCACCCATCCCGCCATGCTGAAGAAGATCCAGATCGCGCGGCGCGAGCTCAACCTGCAGGAGCCGGAATATCGCGGCCTGCTCGTCCGCGTAACCGGCGCGGACAGCTCCCGCGAGCTCACGGACAAGCAGGCCAACGCCGTCATCGCCGAGTTCAAGCGGCTCGGCTGGCAGCCGAAGGAATCGACCAGGCCGCGCGCCGATCGCGACGATACCCGCAAGCTCTATGCGCTCTGGGGCGCTCTCCATGCCGGGCCGCTCGACCGCGACGCGTTGCGCGCCTGGGTGCTCGGCCGCTTCAAGGTCTCGGCGCCGGAATTCCTGAAGCCGCCGCAGACCCGCGAGGCGATCGAGCAGCTGAAGGCCTGGCAGAAGCGCGTGAAGGAAAAGGCATGATCCGCGTCTCCGATCACGCCCTGGTCCGCTTCCTCGAGCGCTCCGGCGCTGCCGATGTCGACGCACTGCGCGGTCTGATCGCCCGTTCGCTGGAGCGTGGCCGCCGTCAGGCCGAGCGTGCTGGTATAGGCGATTACATCATCATCGCCGATGGGCTGCGCTATGTCGTGCGCGGCAACGAGCTCGTCACCGTGCTCGAGGATTCGATGCGGAGGCGGCGGTGAGCCGCGCGAGCTGGCCCGATCTCCCGCCGCTATTGGCCGAGATCGCCGAGGTCGCGGGCATCGATGCCGCGCTCGCGATCGCCGAGGCGAAGGGCGGGCAGGAAGTCTTCATCGTGTCGCGCCTGCGGTCCGATAACTGGCTGATCGCCGCAGTCGGTCTAGAGAAGGCCGAGCAGATCAGCGCCCATTTCTGCTCCGGTCGCTATCGTCAGAAACTCAGCATTCCCTTCGGGCCAAAGGGCAGCTACCTTGCCGAGCGCAGGCGCCGGGCGCGGGCGCTCTCCGCGGCTCTCTCGGATGGCGCCACGGCCAACGAGATGGCAAAAGCCGCCGGCGTCACGAACCGCTCCGCGCGACGGTTCCGGACGAAGCAGCGCCAGCACAACAGCTCCCAGTTCAAGCTGATCTAGCCCGGACGCGCGTCCGGGGCCTGCCCTGACGCTCGTCCGGGTCTCTTGGGCCGCAAATGCCGGGCACGCGCCCGGGCGCGGAGCAGCCCTTGAAACTCGTCCCGAACTGGAAGCGCGTGCTCCTGCACTCGTGGTCCTTCCACATCAACCTGTTCGTCGCTGCAGCCTCAGCCGTCGAGGCCGGCATCACCTACTGGGTCGACGGCCGCGTCTCGGCCAGCCTTGCCGTGATGGCGGCTTCGCTGGTCGCCAGCGTCGCCCGCGTGATCAAACAGGAGACGGTTTCGGGGACGGACAATGGCCAGTAGGCGCGCCAAGGCGGCGATCGCCGGGTCTGCCACTGCCATATCCCTGGCGGTCACGGCGTTGATCATCCCCTGGGAGGGTCTGGTCACCAGCTCGCATTGGGACCGCTACGCCAAGATCTGGGACATTTGCTACGGCGAGACGCGCGTGGACGGTAAGCCCGTGCGGCCGGGCATGAGTTTCACGCCGGCCGAGTGCAAGGCGATGCTGAGCAAGCGCGTCATGAGCGACTATTATCTGCCGCTCACCCGCTGCATTGCTGGCTTCGACGACAAGCCGAATAGCTGGCAGGCCGTCGCCATCTCGGCCTCCTACAATGTCGGCGTCGGCGCCATCTGCAAATCCACGGCGGCCGAGCTGGCGCGGCAGGGCCGTTATCGGGAAAGCTGCGAGGCCTTCACCCGCTTCAATCGCGCCGGTGGCCAGGTCATCGAGGGCCTGAAGCGCAGGCGCGAGGATGGCGATGCTGCTCGCATCGGCGAGCGCGAGCTCTGCGAGGCGGGGCTGTGATGTTCGAAGCCTGGCTCCTTAAGAACTGGAAGGCCATCGCCCTCCTGGTCGTGCTCGCGCTTCTGTTCGCCGCCGGCGGCCTCGGTTTCTGGCGCGGCCTGGTCGCGATCGAGCGCATCCAGTCCGCCGCGGCCGAGGGCGCGACCAAGCTCTGCAACGCCGGCTGGGAAGCCCAGATCGCGAAATCGAATGTCGCGGTGGCCACCGCCCGAACGGAACAGGTGCTTGCCTCCGCCCGCGCCGATGCGGCCGCCCGCGATGTGGAAGGCCAAGTTCAAGCCCGTTTGAAACAGTTGGGGGAAGCCAATGCGGCCTTGCCTGGTGGCGATCATTGCGGGCTTGGCCGCGATCGTGTCCGCCTGCTCAACGAGCGCTGAGAAGGTCGAGCCGGTCGTGAAGCTCGAATTCGTCAAGCCGCAGCTGCCGGCCTCGGCGCGCATTCGTTGCGCGAAGCGGGCGCGCCTGCCCGATCGCGACCTCACCGAAAGCGAGGTCGCGGACGCGTTGGCTCTGGCCGATGCCAATCTTGAGATCTGCGAAACGAGACGTGCGGCAGCCGTAGCGGCTGTGGATGGAGCCGGGCCGTGAATCAAATCGACTGGGCGAGCGTTCTCACGTTCGCGAAGGACATCTGGTGGATCATCTCGCTGCCGCTGACCGCCCTGGTCGGCGTCGGCATGTTCTTCCTGCGCAGCCAGTTCCCGACGAAGGCCCAGCACGACGCCCAAACCGCGACGCTGCAGCAATCGATCAAGGATCTGAGCGACCACGTCGCGACCAACGAGCGCGCCATCGAGCAGCGCGTCGGTAAGATCGAGGCGGACCTTCGTCAGTTGCCTGACCGCCAAGAGGTCCAGGCGCTCGGCGAGCGCATCGGCCGCGTCGAGAAGGAGGTCGCAACCTCGACCGAGACGATCCGCAGCGTCGAGAAGACCACGACCAAGATCGACACGACGCTCGGCCTGATCCTCAAGCACATGTTGGAGAAGAGCGCATGAGCTCGCTTTCCGAGACCCTCGCCAAGGATCGCCGCCTCGTCATCCTGCGTCTGCTGTCCGAGGTACCGGGTTATTCCCTGTCCGCCTCTATGCTGACCAAGGCGGTGCGTGCCATGCGCCACGCCGTCTACGACGACACGATCGCGGCCGACCTGGTCTTCCTGGAGCAGCACACGCTACTCACCCGCGAGGAAGAGCCACACAACGGCAAGACGCTTGTCTTCGCCACGCTGACCCGGTTCGGCCTGGAGGTCGCGAACGGCCGGCCGCATCCGATGGTCGACCAGCCCTCGCCGAAGTTCTGACCATGGCGAAGCGCCCGAGCTCGATCGATCGGATGCCGCCCGAGGTCCGTGACTGGATCGGACGCCTGCGCGAGCAGGGCCGCACTCTGGACGAGATCATCGCGAAGCTGCGCGAGCTCGACGTGGCTGCGCTGCCCTCGCGTTCGGCTTTGCATCGTCACCTTCAACAGGCGGAAGCGGTTGCTGAACGCCTGCGTAAATCCCGCGCCGTCGCGGATGTGATCGTGCGTCGCCTGGGCGATGCCGAGCCAGACAAGACAACCAGGCTCAATATCGAGCTGATGCACCAGGCCATGTTCGACATGATGTCGGGGGTGAATGGCGAGGACGGCGAGGCCGTCACGCTCGACCCCATGCAGGTCATGCTGCTGGCGAAGGCCCTCGACCATTTGGGCAAGGCTTCCAAGGACGACATCGCGCGCACGGTCGCCATCGAGAAGCGGGCGACCGAAAGGGCGAAGGCCGAGGCGCTCAAGCAGGCCGAGGCGGCCGTGGTGAAGGCCAGCGGCCCGCAGGCGCTGACGCCGGAGTTGAAGCAGGCCTTCAAGGCCATGCTGTTCGGCCAACCCAATGGCTGACGCCGAGATCCTGAAAGCGGCCGGCAATGCGATCCGCAAGGGCGTGGCGGCGGTTGCCGGCGCAGCCATGGCGCTGACGGCCGCCGCAGCCGACGTGACGGACAGGCCAAGCCGCGACCAGTGGATCGCGATCCGCACCGAGCAGGGCCGAGCCACTGCCGCCGACTGGCGCGAGACGGCTCCGCTTCTCGGATATCAGCGCGCGATCGCGATCGCCTGTGAGCAGTACGACGTCGTCGTCGTCGAGAAATCCCGCCGCACGGGTGCCACCTGGGGCGCCGCGGCGGATGCTGTGTTGCGGTCCGCTTCGCCCCGCTCCAACGGCGGTATGGATACGCTCTACATGGGCACGTCCCATGACATGGCGAAGGAGTTCATCGACGCCGCCGCGAACTGGGCCCAGCTGTTCGAGCATGTGTGTAGCGCGATCGGGGAGACCATCTTCGACGATGGCAGCGACGACGGCGTGAAGGCGCTGAAGATCGACTTTGCCTCGGGCTTCTCGATCGTCGCGTTGTCGTCGAAGCCGCGCTCGCTGCGTGGGCGCCAAGGCTTCGCCATCCTCGACGAGGCAGCCTTCGTCGATAACCTCTCCGAGCTGATCAAGGCGGCTATGGCCTTCCTGATCTGGGGCGGCAAGGTGCTGATCATCTCGACGCATAACGGCGTCGACAATCCCTTCAACGGCTTGATCACCGACATCCGGGCCGGCCGCCTGCGCTACGGCATCGTGCGGTTCGACCTGGATGATGCGCTGAAGGACGGGCTGTTCGAGCGCATCTGCCTGGTCAACGCCCACAAGCATGGCGAGTGGACAGCGGAGAAGGAAGCGGACTGGCGGGAAGACCTGATCGGCAAATATGGCTCCGGCGCCGACGAGGAACTCTACTGCATTCCGTCACAGGGCACCGGCGCCTGGCTCTCAGGGCCGCTGATCGAAGCCCGCATGCACGAAGCTCCGGTGCTGCGCCTCGGCTTCGAAGACAGTTTCACCATGGAGCCTGAGCACATCCGCAGGGACGTTGTGCAGCGCTGGATCGACGAAGAGCTTCGCCCGGTCATGCTGGCGACGCTCGACTCAAACCTGATGACCGGATTCGGCATGGATATCGGGCGCATGCGCGACCTGTCGGTGATCTGCCCGATGCAGGTCACACGTCTCATGCGGCGGGTGGTGCCCTTCCTGGTCGAGTTGTCGAAGGTTCCATTCCAGCAGCAGGAGCAGATCCGCGACGCTGTCGTCCGTGGCTTGCCCCGCTTCATCGGCGGCCGCACCGACGCGACTGGCATCGGCGCTTCCTTGGCCGAATCCGGCAAGCAGAAGTTCGGGCCATCCATGGTGGAGGTGAAGTTCTCGACCGAATGGTACCGCGTTGAGATGCCGCCGGTGAAGGCCGCCTTCGAAGACGATGCCATCATCGTCCCGCGTGATGCCGAGGTGGCCGCGGATCTCAGGGCGTTCAAGATCGTGAAGGGCATTGCCTGCCTGCCGCAGGTCCGTACCGAGGCTGCCGCAGGCGGCATGCGCCACGGCGACGCTGGCACCGCGATCGTGCTGGCATACTCGTCCACGCGTCAGCTGCAGGAGGCTTATGGCTATCAATCGGCGCGGGCCGGCGCCGAGGATCCGCGCCGCAATGGCATGCGCCTGGGCGACCAGGTGCGCGACATCATGATGCCAAGCCGGCGCGACGGGCTTTGGTGAGGTGACCCATGGCTGACGGATTCCGCCTGCTGGACGCTTATGGCGTGCCGGTGAAGATCAACCGCTCCGCATTGAGCGAGGAGCGCGCCGTCCCGGCGATCACCGGGATCCGCCACCAGTTCGACGACGCGATCGCGCCAGGGCTGCAACCGGCCCGCCTGGCGCGGACGCTGCGCGATGCCGCGCTTGGCGAGATGCAGGACTTCCTCACGCTCGCGGAGGAGATCGAGGAGCGCGAGCCGCACTATCGCTATGTGCTCGAGACGCGGAAGAACGCCGTCACCTCGTTGAATGCCCAGGTCGAGCCGGCCTCGGAAGATGCCCGCGATGTCGAGATCGCCGATTTCCTGCGCAACGAGCTGGTCGAGAAACCGGCCTTCGCGACGCTTGCCGATCAGCTCGTCGACGGTCTCTCGAAAGGCTATTCGATCGTCGAGATGGTCTGGGAGACCGGCTCGGTCTGGCTCCCGCGGAGCTTCATCTGGCGCGACCAGCGGCTCTTCCAGTTTGATCGCGAGACCCGCAAGGAATTCCGGTTGCGCGTTCAGGGCGAGTCGGACGGCGTGCCGCTCGAGCCCCTGAAGTACCTGGTCCATGTGCCGCTGTTGAAGATGGGCCTACCGGGGCGCAACGGCCTGGCGCGCGTCGCGGCCTGGTCGTTCATGCTGAAGAGCTTCAGCATGCGCGACTGGGCGCAGTTCCTCGAGATCTACGGTATGCCGCTGCGGCTCGGGAAGTACGGCCCCGGCTCCTCCGCCGACGATCGCGCCGTGCTGCTTGCCGCCGTGCGCAATCTCGGCCGCGACGCAGCCGCGATCGTCCCCGAGGGCATGACGATCGACTTCATTGAGGCCAAGGGTTTCTCCGATAAGCCCTTCGAGTCCAATGCCCGCTTCATCGACGAGCAGATGTCCAAGCTCGTCATCGGCAAGCCAGGCGACGGCACCGGCGCCAGCAAGGCCGGCGAGGAGGTGCTCGACAAGGTTCGCGCCGACATTAAGAAATCCGACGCGCGCGACCTCATGCTGACGCTGGCGGGGCAGTTGATCCGCCCCGTCGTCGATCTGAATTTCGGGCCTCAGAAGGCCTATCCGAAGGTGAACCTGCCGATCCCGGAGCGAAAGGATCTGCAGGTCTGGGCGAACGCGCTGGCCCAGCTCGTCGATCGCGGCCTCGAGGTCGAGCAGTCGCAGGTTTATGACGTCGTCGGCCTGAAGGAGCCGGCCCCGGGAGCGAAGCTTCTGGCGCTGCCGAAAGCAGATGCTGGCGGCGCCGGCCAGCCGCCCGGCCTGCGCCGGCCGCCGCCGCAAGTTCCGGTCGAGAAGGCCTCGGCCTATCGGATCGACCCGCGCGTCTGCCCCTCATGCGGTCCGGCTCTCCTCTCGGCCGATGATCCGAATGCTCAACCCGATGAGGTCGACGAGCTCGTCGCCGAGGCGCTCGATGGCTGGCAACCGGATCTCTCGCCGATCGTCGCCGCGATCCGCACGGCGGCCGATGAGGCGAGCTCCTATGAGGAATTCCAGGCCGCCCTGGACCGGCTCGGATCGGACCTGCCGGTGCAGCGCCTGGCCCGCCGTCTCGGCATCGGCGGCATGATCGGCAAGGGCCGGGGCGATGCTGGGTTGGAGTGATCAGGCCAGCGCCGCCGTTCAAACGGTTTTTCAAACGCTGGGCGGCCGTCGTGGGGTCGGTCGGGGGGATGGGGCGGTCCGAGCCTCCTCGGCCTTCCTGAGCCATTTGTGGGGCTCGGCCTTCAATGGCGGTTGAAGACCTCTTTGCCACGGCCCCGAAGCCCGTCGTCGAGTATTTCGATCGGCGGCCGTCGCGTCCGTCTTTCCGCTGGGACGAGGTCGCTCCGCGCGAGCATGCCCTCGGCTTCACGGTCGCGCGCACCGCCGGCTTCGATGTCCTCGACGATATTCGCACGGCAACCAGGAAGGCCGTGGTCGAACGGATCCCGTTCGACCAGTTTCGCGACGAGCTCGTCCCGATCCTGAAGGCGAAGGGTTGGTGGGGCGAGAAGCGAGTCATCGATCCGCGCACCGGCGAAATCGCCAAGGTCCAGCTCGGCAGCCTGCGCCGGCTTGACCTGATCTACGACGCCAATATCCGCTCGGCCGAGGCGGCCGGGGACTGGGCCCGGATCCAGCGCGTCAAGGATGTGCTGCCCTATCTCGAGTACTTGACCTCGACGTCGGAGCGAAAGCGCCCGCTGCACCTGTCATGGGTCGGCACCACTCTGCCGGTCGACGATCCCTGGTGGTCGACGCATTACCCGCCGAACGGCTGGCGCTGCAAATGCCGGGTTCGCTCCCGCGTGGAGCCGCGCGAGGGGGTGCAGGTCTCGCGGCCGCCTTTGAACGCCCGGCCTTGGACGAACCAAACCACCGGCGAGAGCCGGCTCGTTCCGGCCGGCATCGATCCAGGCTGGGACAATAACCCAGGCAAGGTGCGCGAGCAGATGGCCGGACGGCGCATGGTCGATCGCCTCGACAGGATGGGCAGCGAGGCGCGCCGCGAGGCGGTCCGCCGGCTGCGGCAGGATCCCGTCTTCAAATATGTCACCGAGAACGGCGCCGGCTTCGACCTGAAACGCCGGCACGAACCTGAACAGGCGGCAGCCGGGCGGCTGCGTTGGCCCGTAGCTGTGCTACCCGATCGGCTCGCGGCTCAGCTTGGAGCAACGTCTCGGACCATAGCGCTGTCCGTCGAGGACGCAGCAAAGATCGCCGATCGGCATCCGATTCAGCGAGTGCAGTTCGAGGAGCTCGAAGCGCTGCTCGCCAATCCGGATCAGGTTGAGATCGGGAACAACGGCAAGCTCGTGGTGACCGGACGCGTTGGCGGCAAACAGCGTCGTGCTGTGGTCAAGCTCACCGCCGCGGGCGAGCTCCTGCTCAACAGCTACCATTTCAGGCGGGATTAAAAGCGGTCGGAGGGTCGCCGGCCCCTCACGTCACAAGGACGGTTACGCGAATGGCTCGACCGCAAACCGAATATAGTCCATCCTGTCGTTGAAGCAAATTCACGCCCCGGACGCGCGTCCGGGGCCTTTTCGTTTCTGGCTGCCCGCATGTTGCGGCCATGCACAAGCAACTCGCCCTCTGCAGCTCTTTGCCCGAAGGCCTCATCCACGGCATCGCCGCGTTCGAGGTGGTGCTGGCGGCTGCGCAGGCTGGTGGCGAGCTCGCGCCGCCGGAGTGGGTGCAACTGACGCCCCGCGGCGATGTGACGGCCCGTGACGGCCGGTCGTTCCGGTTCGATCCCGAGCGCCTGGCCGCCGCCTTCGCGGAAGGCGGCCTGAAGCTGCCGATCGACTTCGAGCATGAGAGCGAATTCACGATCACGCTCGGCGCCAAGCCGGCCCGCGCCTGGATCGTCGAGGTCCAGGCTCGCCCCGAGGGCCTCTTCGGTCGCGTCGACTGGCTGCCGGACGCGGTCGCGGCCCTGAAGGCCAAGTCCTACCGCTACATCTCGCCGACCTTCTACCGCGACGAGGACGGCGTCACCGCCCGTCTCGTCAAGGCGGCTGCGCTCGTTTCTGCGCCCGCCCTCGGCATGCCGGCGCTTGCTTCCGCAAAACCTCAGAACGGAGCCACCATGCTCAAGGACATCCTGATCGCGCTCGGTCTGGCCGAGACGGCTTCGGCCGGCGACGCCGTCTCGGCCATCGCCCTGCTCAAGGCGGGCGACCCGTCGAAATTCGTGCCGAAGGCGCAGCACGATGCGACGGTCGCCGCGCTCGCCAGCGCCGAGAGCAAGATCCAGGCTGCGGAAGACGCGGCCCATGCCGCGCGCTGTTCCACGCTGGTCGACGACGCCATCAAGGGCGGCAAGATCGCCCCGGCGGCGAAGGAGCAGTACCTGGCGCTCGCCAAGTCCAACTTCGACGGCACCAAGGCGGCGATCGATGCCATGCCGGTGGTGCTGAAGGCCGGCACCGAGCCGGGCAAGGACAAGATCGATCCCGCGACCGCCTCCGGCCAGCTCACGGACGACGAGAAGGTCGTAGCCCGTCGCATGGGCCTTTCCGACGAGGCCTACCTGGCTGCCCGCCAGGCCTGATCCCTTCCATCGTCACAGGAGACGACAGACATGGCGTTGGCCAAGCCCCGGGACACCATCGAGCGCAGCGGTGCCCTTCTTTCGATCCCGGTCGCGGCGAACGCCGTGCTCTTTGCCGGAGCGCTCGCTGCCGTGAACGCCACCGGCTTCGCCACGCCCGGCGCGGTGGCGGCCACCCTGAAGGGCGCTGGCCGGGTGGAAGCCACGGTCGACAACACCGGCGGCGCCGATGGTGCGAAGTCGGTCACGGTGAAGCGTGGCGTCTTCAAGTTCAAGAACCACGGCGCCGACGCCATCACCCAGGCGGACCTCCTGGCCGACTGCTTCATCGTCGACGACGAGACGGTCGCGAAGACGAACGGGGGCAACACCCGTTCCAAGGCCGGCAAGATCGTCGAGGTCGAGGCCACCGGCGTCTGGGTCGACTTCACCTGAACGCGTGGCGCTCCGGCGCCGCCACCCGCCCCCTGATCGCGAGGACGATCCATGGACATCACTTCCCAGAATCTCCGGACGCTCACGACGGGCTTCCGCGGCAACTTCCTGGCCGGCCTCTCAGCCGTCACCACCATGTGGGCGCAGTTCGCGACCGAGGTGCCCTCGACGACGTCCGAGGAGCTCTATCCCTGGCTCAATCAGATCCCGGGCATGCGCAAGTGGATTGGCGATCGCCAGATCAAGAACGTTTCGGCCGATGGCTATCGGCTCGTGAACGAGAGCTGGGAAGACAGCGTCGCGGTCGGCCGCGATGCCATCCAGGACGATCGCTACGGCGTGTTCTCGCCGCTGATGACCATGCTCGGCGACGCGGCCGCCCGCCAGCCGGACGAACTCGTGTTCGCGACGATTCCCAAGGGCTTCAATACCAACTGTTTCGACGGCCAGTTCTTCTTCGACGTCGATCATCCGGTGCTCGATGCGAACGGCTCGGTGACATCGGTCTCGAACGTGCAGGCCGGTGGCGGTCCCGCATGGTACCTGCTCGACACGACCAAGGCGCTGAAGCCCTTCATCTTCCAGAATCGGCAGAAGCCGATCTTCGTCGCGAAGGACAATCCCGACGACGAGAGCGTCTGGCAGCGCAAGGAATTCCAGTACGGCGCCGACAGCCGCAACACGGCCGGCTTCGGTTTCTGGCAGACCGCCTTCGGCTCGAAGGCCGCCCTCGATCCGGCGAACTTCAAGGCCGCCTTCGATGCGATGTCGACTTTCAAGAAGGACTACGGCGCGCCGCTGGCGATCACGCCGAACATCCTCCTGGTCAGCACGGCCAACCGCTCGGCCGGCGAAACCATCGTCGAGAAGGCCAACCTGGCCGGCGGCGAGTCCAACCTCGACTACAAGCGGGTGAAGCTCGTCGTCGCCCCCTGGCTCGGCTGATCCGCCGGGTTTGCGTCGAGCCCTTCGCGAGAAGGGCTCTGGCAAGCCCGTAGGAGAGCCTCATGGCCAAGGACACATTCAGGAAGGCTGCGACTGTCGCCGCCGCCGAAGCCGACACCGATCGCATGCGCGAGAAGCCCGAGTTCGGCCGCATCATCGTCTTCGCTGCCGCGCAGGAAGGCCGTCGCCGCGCCGGTCTCGAATTCAGCAAGGCCGGGACCGAGGTCGATTTCGAAGAGATCAGCCAGGAGCAGTGGGAGCTGATCCTCGACGATCCGCAGCTGACCATTCGCCCGGCGAAGCGCGATTCGAAGCCCGCCCAGGACGAGTCCGAGCTGGCCTAACGAAATACCCCGAGAGGGCGGTCTGGTACGGCTCGCAAGGCCCCCAGCACCCGACGG